AGCTGGACAAGTCTGGCCGTCAGTTTTGCCACTAACCGTGGAGGCATCCAAAGAAGCTTCTCGCTTCTATGCTTTAAGTTCCATAGATAATACTCCGTATCAGTTCGGTGAGGACATAGGGGAGATTGCGGAAACCATCCGGTTTCTTAAAAATCCCTTAGGTTCATTACGTAATGTCGCAAACAGCATTCGCGATCTCAAGTATAAGACATACTACAAACGTCGTAAGACGTCTAAGTATCTCCAACTTGATGGCGAAGATAAGCGGTTGGCATATGCCCTGGCGGAAGCCTGGGCGGAATACCGATTCGCTGCTGCTCCTCTTGTCCGGTCAATACATGACGGATATGAGGCCCTGAAGCTTCCGAGAGGAGAAGACCCTAAAGTTGATAGGAAATCAGCTCGCGGGTTCTCGGAGGGGTCGGACGAAAATATGGAAACATATGATACGTACGATTCAGGGACTACTTATAGGTGGGAGAAATCCTCCTCCTTGAGTAGGCGATATCACTCGACAATACTATATGAGGTTACAAACCCCGTATATGATTGGCGTTACCGAATGGGTTTGAGGGAGAAAGACCTAGCAGAGACGTTTTGGCAACTTGTGCCATACTCTTTCATGGTCGACCGTGTGGTTAATGTGTCACGTAGTATACGTGGCCTCATGAACCTAGCGGACCCTCAGATTAGGTTCCTAGCTGCTTCGACAACTCTAAAGGAGACGAGTATTAACAGTTTTCGTCTTACTGAAGAGTCTAGAGCAAGTTGGGATATTAATGCGAACGGGGAAACTCGAATAAGGGAAGACTTCCTTTATTCACGAGAGTTATACTCGCCATCGTCAAAAGACGCGATTCCGGATTTTACTCCTAAGAATCTCGTCAATGACTTAACTAAAGTCCTGGACTTGACATCGCTTATATTATTAGCGTTGCGATAAAGGACATAACGAGGATATAGACTATGTCTATAGTAACTAGCTCCATCTTATACGATGGAACTGTCAGCGCTTCCGGTGGGACCGCTACTGGTGTGATACCTAAGGGTGACACGAATAATGCTCGAACCGTGATTCTCGATGACTCCTCGGAGTTTATCGGTCAAACGCGGATTGAGTTTTCTATTCAGGAACCCAAAGTTCAAACCAGTGCACCCAACGGTTACACTCAGGGCCGTTCATTTGTCAAAGTCAAGTCGCCGTTGGCGCTTGATAATGGCAATATGACAATGAATGTCGGAGAAATTCGCATCTCCGCAGACCACGAATGGACTGCGGCAGAGCGTCTCACTCAGCGTTCATTGCTGGCCCAGTTGCTGATTGACCCAGATTTCGCTGATTTCTGGGACAAGCAGTCGCTCGCTTAGTCGTGCTGTTAATAGGGCTAAAGGTATTAGCTATTGCCATTCTCCTATTCTTAGGAGAGGAATATGCTTTACCCGTACTCCCTCAGCACGACTGCGTTCAACCGTTACACACACTTGGCATTTCGCCTTTGTGTGACCCACATTCATCTCAAATAACTGGAGATTCCTATGACTATGAAACGGAAACAAGCGAAGACAAAGCCGTTCTTCGACCCTGATGAAATAGTAACCACTATTCATCAGGCGCTATGGCGTGATTTCATCGAGGCGCAACATGTGTATTGCCTAGATGACAGCAGAGTCCTTTATGGGTTCAATCGTCAGGTTGAGGAATTTCGAAAGAAATATACCTCAGCTAACGGTGACTATGACAAAGATCAACTAGAATTAGCTGCTTTTGATAAATTCAAAGCAGTTAACGACCATATGGGTAGGGTAAATTCGATGCTTAGCGATAAGCTCGTCTACTCCCACGCCGGAGGTTGGCTAGTTGGACGGTCCTATGAGGAAAAAGTTCACCTCAGGGCCCGCGCACTTGTGCGCTTTGTCTTAGGTCACTTTTCATGGGAGGAGTGGTTCACTGAGTGCATGCACTCAGGTGGATCTTCTATCGGGGTTCCTTTTACGGATACTTCGATACAAAAGAAGAACACTCTTCCTATGTCGGCGACCGAGTCTGCTGAAAGTGTTATGTCTCATTACCTGAATGACTTCGATTACCAAATGAAGTCAGCCATCATACGTAACAACTATGATGACAATTCTACATCAGAAACATATGTAGAATGGTTTGAGACCACTAATGCGTCACGCGCGACAACAGTCGAAAAGACTGACGAACAGCGGCGCTTCATCTGTGTTGAGCCCACTGCAAATATGTTTTTGCAGCAGGGCCTAATGCACATGATGTATAAGCGCTTAAAATTCGTTGGTCTTGATGTAGCACGTCTTCCAGATGCACACAAGTTTCTTGCGCGGATCGGATCAATCACTGGTCAAAAATCGACTATCGATTGGTCTTCCGCGTCTGATACCTGTGCAACTGAACTGGTCAACTGGCTTTTGTCAGACGACTGGTTGGAAGCTATTCATAAAGTTCGTACTCCATCCACCGTAATTGGTGGGGAAGAGATTGAGCTCAATATGATTAGTTCCATGGGAAATGCAACTACTTTCCCGTTGGAGACGCTCATCTTCTGGGCATATGCGACATCTGTGTGGTTAACTATCGAAGGTAAAAGCAACTCGATCTTCCCGGAGTGGGAAGATCTTCAGAGATGCTCAGTCTTCGGTGATGACTGCATAGTGCCGACCTCCATTGCTGAAGAATATATCAGTTTTATGGAAGGTATCGGGTTCATAGTTAATAAGGAGAAATCCTACTATGGATCCGAGCAGTTCAGAGAGTCCTGCGGAGGTGACTACCTCGATGGACACGACGTTCGTCCTTACTGTGTAAGGGCGCCACACAACACGAAAAAGTCTTCCTTAGAACCCTGGCTCTACATAGTGGCAAATTCGCTTCTTAAGAAATACAAGATGTATTTCGGCGAGCTTGCTTACGTGTATGAGAAGAGTCTCTGGAAGGTACTGTTCAAGTTGTTTCGTAAGTACCATATAGTTATTAAATTGGTACCTAGCGACTATCCGGATGATTCCGGCCTCAAGTTGTCTCACGACATTGAGAGGTTTAGGAATCACTATCCTATGAAGCTAAGTAGGATAGACAAGAGTGAGCACGGGACCTATCGTTTTCGATATTGCCGATTTACCTACAAGATAAATCGGCGTCGTGACGATGGGTTGACATATGTGAAATGGCTTAAAAAGGCCGGATCACCTTATGTTGAACCCCGTCTCTACACTCCCATTCGGAGAATAGGTGGATATGTTGTCGGTGTGGGTCTATCATCCCATTGGGATGTACCTGTTGTCAAGCAGGGGGCTTAGCAGCCCAGACCCTTCCATTAAAATGCCCGTAGGTAGTCTATATCTATCCAGACTTTAGACTACCCTCGCTGG